GATAATGAGAAATTCTTAATTAAGGAGTTATTCACTAGTAAAGATTTTAAGGTAGTTAGTGTTAGTGACGGTGAAATGGAATTTGATAATGATAGATATTTCTACCCAACAATTAATTTTACATTATAATAAAAACAAATAATATGAAAAAAGTAGATAGTACAAAATGGTTTTTAAGAATCGCCTTAGTATTCTTCGCAACAATGTTGTTTACAACAGCGATTGTATCCCAAAATAGAATAGGTAATCCAAATGGTGATGACATATATGGAGAATGGATAAGTGCTGATGGTGAACATAAATTATATATGAATTATTTATATAAATATGATTTAGATAATTTTGTTAGAATATCACCTGATGGTGTTCACTCAGGTACATTTGATATAGATGAAAAATTTATAATAATTGAAAAGTCAAATAAAGAATCATATAAATTATTGTTCTATTTAAATGGAAGTAGATTAATAGTAACCAAACCAGAATCGGAAACGAGTGAAGGAGAAGTATGGTTATTTCAAAAATTAAGTAATAAACAAACTGAATATTAAAATGAAAAAATTAAACAAAAAGTTAGAAAAACACCCATATTATGATAGTGATAAGAAAAAAAGATCAGAAGCAGCAGCTTTAAAAGTAACAGCATTTTGTATTATTGGAATGATTTTAACAATAGTATTTGCTTATGTATCAAAATTAATTGGATAATATGAATAGAAAATACCCTACTATTAAAAAAAATATATTACATCATTGTTATGCTCAAGCAAAAGAAATGATGAAAAATAATAACCCAGATAAAGCAAGAGATTATTGTGATATGGGAATTGGTTATGTAGCTTCTAAACGTGAAAATGGATATAAAGCTAAAGATTTGATTGAAAATGTTAGAGTGGAATTGTGGTTAGAGAGATTTTGGATGTATTTAGAAAATAATAAATTAATGTTATAATTATGGATGGAGTAAAATATGATGTAGAAGTTGTAAGTATAGGAGATGGATTTCTATTAGGAGCAACTTACTATAGTAAAGATGATGTTATAGAAGAAGATTGGGCTGAGTTTAACTTATACTTAGGTATAATAAAAATAAAATGGAGATGGTTTTAGTAAAAGATTTGCTTATAGGAGTTGGAATGTTTTTTGTAGCTCATGTACTAACCTTTTATCAATTAAATGGTCAGTTTTTAAAGACAGATTGGTTTAGGAACAATATTGTAATAGTAGCAGCTGCTGGTATTATATTATCATTCTTTTATATTTGGGGAACTAAATATGCAGTACAAGGAATGGGTGGTTTATTATGGCCAGCTCGTTTTATAGGTTTTGGTGTTGGAATGGTTATTTATGCTGTAATGCTTAATTATCATTTTAGTGAAGGTATTAACAGTAAAACTTGGGTTAGCTTAGTATTAGCTTTAGTACTAATTTGTATTCAAGTATTTTGGAAAGTAAAGTAAGTATGGGAACGTATTATAAGTTATTAAAACAAATGGTAAGGGATAGACGTTTAACACCATTTGAAAGATTATCAACAAGAATAGGATATATGGGAACGGGATTTTTAATATGTGGTCAATGGACATTAGAACCAGTATTATTTATTATAGGATTTATTTGTGTGATAATACAAGTTGCTACAAGAAAACAATGGAATTTAGTAATACTACAATTAAATGGTTTAGTAGCATGGACAATGCATTTTATTAATCAATATATTTTTTAAAAATGGAACTAAAAGAAAATCAATCAATACATACAAGAGGGATATTAACTGAAACTAGACCATGGGGTAAATATGAAGTATTACTTGATGATGAGAACGTTAAAGTAAAAAGAATAACAGTTGATCCAAATCAAAGATTATCATATCAATATCACCATAAAAGAAGTGAAGTATGGACAGTAGTAAGTGGTATGCTTACTATTATTTTAGATGATGATAAGTTATTTAGGGGTAAAGGTCAATCAGTTAGAATAAGACAAGGAGATAGACATAGAGCTTGGAACGAAACAAACAAACCAGTCGTATTTATAGAAGTACAAACAGGAACTTACTTTGGTGAAGACGACATAATAAGAATAGAAGATGACTATAAAAGAAATTAGAAAAGAATTAGCGAGGTTGAAATCATTACCTCAAACACCAGGACGTAAATTACAAATTCAAAGGTTACAACAAAGATTAGACAGAAAATAATGAATATAGGAATTATAGGACAAGGTTTTGTTGGTAACGCTATTTACCAGAAATTTAAAAGTTATTATAAGGTAAGAACATATGATTTATTCATAGGTAAAAGAACACATAGTCAAATAGATGTAATAACAAAAAGTGATATTATATTTGTTTGTTTACCTACACCAATGAATAAAGATGGAAGTTGTCATGTAGATATTGTTGAAAATGAACTTAAAACAATAAACAACAATAGTAAGGCCGTAGTAGTAATTAAATCAACAGTACCACCAGGTACAACAGAAAAATGGAATAGTAAATATAAAAACATATCAATTGCATTCAACCCAGAATTTTTAACAGAAGCTAATGCCGTTAATGATTTTGATAATCAAACAAGAATTATATTAGGAGGTCCTAGAACATCAACTAATATATTAAAACAAATATATTCAAAAGTATTCCCTAAAGCATCAATAATAAAAACATCATCAACATATGCCGAAATGGTTAAGTATGTTACTAATGCTTTTTTAGCAACTAAAGTATCATTTGCAAATGAAATGTGGGAGATATGTAATGGATTAGATGTGGATTGGGATAAAGTAATTGAGTATGCTTGTTATGATGAACGTTTAGGTAAATCACATTGGTCAGTTCCAGGACCAGATGGTGATTTTGGTTATGGTGGACATTGTTTTCCAAAAGATGTTAATGCTTTAATGGATGTAGCATTTAAAATGGATGTGGATCCTTCTATATTAATGGCCGTAGATAAAAAGAATAATAAAGTTAGGCAAAATAAGGATTGGTTGGATATGAAAGGTAGGGCTATAATATGAGAATAATAGATGCGGTAAATTCAAATGGTGAGTTATATGAGGTTATAAGATCATTTAAACCCGAATATTTTGTAACGGATGGTGGTAATATGATGAATCAAAAACTAATTGGAATGTGGGTTAACCATTTGGATGGTAATAAAGTCTTAAGAAGGGACAATAAAATATTAATTGTAAAGCAAATTGAAAACGCTATTGTATTAGATGAAACGCAAGTATAACGCAAGTAAAAGCAAAGCTTCTCTACTACAACACACACGGATTTAATACGTATATACACATGAGTAAAGTAAATTATTGTAATTGGTGTGGAAGACCTACTATGATGGGTGAAATACCTTTACCCGCTATTCCAATTCAAGAGTGGTTGGAGAAAAAAATCGACAAATGGGGGAGAGATGAAGTGTGGGGTGATGAAGGCGATTGGAGTAATTCCAGAATATCGAGTGATGATGAAGCCGCCTTGTTGATATACGATGGAGCCTTAAATACGGTTATAAAACAATGTGTGTGTGCTCATTGTTTAGTTATGGATCAACACTTATACCGTAAGTTCTACGGTGAGGATGAATTTAAGATTATAATTGAGTAACTGTAAATACCGTGGGTTTTAGCCTGGAATTTATTAGACGAGGTGAGCGATTACTTGGCTCTGCTTATGATGATTTTACGGTAATAAACCGTTTAAATCGCTTAATATTGGGTTGTGGTTGAGTAATTTCGCAACGTGTGTATCTTTAAATATACGTCTGTCCCAATATCTAAATATTATTACATTTGAATATAAAATCATAGTTATATATGACAAGTTGATCATATAGTATCTATAGTAGATTTGAGGTGGTGCTAACCCTTATGCGGTGCAAGCCAACCCTTCTCGACTTACCTTAAAGTATATACGTAAAACGTTGTGAACCGCGCGTTGTTCATGGATAAATGCGGGGATATTTGGATACCGCAATGGAAATTCGTATATTTACGTGAAAATTTGATTAAGTGAATGTGGGGAGGGGACTATATGTGTGTGAATGCCAGTACCGCTTTATACGGTAATACTTCCTCATACGGTAATAACTTAATTACCGGTACCGCCTTTATACATTAATAATATTACTTCAACACATACGTAATACTTTGATATACCATAGGTAAATAATACTACGTGGTAACTGGATTATATATTACTACTACCTACCCACCATATACCGTACGCATATATATCGCATAATACCCACACGCGTTGGTGTCCATATAGCGTGTATATATTAAGATAGGGGTGTAGCGCCATTTATAACTCGAACACGGATCTACCCCATCGATTGTATATACTTATATTTTAACCCATTGTGGATAAAAATACCCGGTGTGTGATTTTTTCTTTTAATAAATTTTTTGATATCGATAAGATATATATTGATATAGGATACTTAATAATTTAGTAATATTAAAACAACATACTATATTATATATTTACGTATCTATAATCATGGAAAAAACAAACAAAGAACCAGCAGTAGCACTATTATATTTTACTATAATGGTAATTGTATTTGGTTTAGCACAACTTTAATTATGAAACATACGAGTTTTAGGTTTATCAATAACCTCTACTCTTGTATATTCTAAAATTGACCTATTTCTAGCGTATTGTTCAAGTGTTTTAGTTATATCATCAGTTGATATTTCAACCTCACCCACCGTACCATCTATGTTCTTGTATTCAATTATGTATTTCTTCATGTTTGTTTAGTATCTACTTAATGTATTAGGATCATCCCTCACCGTATTAATCATCTTTGTTGTATTCTGAATCATACCATTTAACCTCCTTATCTCTCCATTATATGCTGCTTTGTCTAGACTTATTCCCTCGCTTATAGTTTTTATTTGATCTTTTATAACTAATATACTTTTATTAATTTCAGATATCTTTGCATATCCATCCTCAGCTAATTTTATTTGAATACCTTTTATATTTGATTTTACACCCTTAGCATCTAATTCCAGCTTTTCAATTTCTAAATCTATCAGATTATAACCTTTTTCCATTGTTTCATCCATAAGCTTAACCCTCTTATTTAATTTAGAGGTGAGAGTGGTGATGTATATAGTGGTGAAGACAATTCCGCCAGTAATAAATGATAATATAAATAAAAATATTTCCATAATTAATTTAATTCGTTAATTTCTTGTTTTATGTTTGTTAGACTTTTTATTTCATTTCTAAAATAACCATTTTCATAATATGCTAGCGTTGGATATGATTTTATTTTAGATGGGTAAAATTTATTTGACCTTAAGTGTTTTTCGGTATCAACAATTACCACATATATTTCATTACTTAAATCCTCTAATTGTGGTTTAATTTTTTCACAAGCTTTACACCATGAAGTTCCAAATACAACTAATAGTTTAGGAGAACTTATATAATGTGATAAGTGATCACTAATTAGTGTGATAACCCCTTGATGTTTTACCTTTGTCATACATCCAATATACGAACCATTATTAGGGACTCCAAATTATTTTTAACATGTTGTATATGTTGTATATATACGTATAGACTTATGCAATATTGTGAAGAGAGAAGGTCTTTCGAGCTTTTTCCCATATGTATAAATGATATATCAATCAATGTAAATAGCAAGGTGCTGTTTATATTAAAATTAATTAATTAAATAAAATATTAAAAAAAAATGGCATTAAAATCTTACACACGATTAAAGGATTTTATCCAAAACAATGCACTCGGAAATGCTCCTTGGGATCAAGGAAGATTTAACGCTGTGGATTTGATGGATAGTACACTTATGTTAGAAGACCTAACAAGACAACAAACATTAAAAGGAACTTACCTTATCGAAGGTTCTGGAATAGTAGGGACACAAGAAACAGCACTTATTGCTTTATCATCAGCTAATGGAACAGGTAGTAACAAAGGAACATTTGCACTTCCAAAACATGCAACAGTTGATGATTATGGAATGGTATTCCAAACAGCATTAACAGGTGCTTCAAGTAGTGTTATTACTGCAAACTTTGGTACTTCTGACGGAGGAGCTGAATTAGCAACTGGTATAGTTGTAAACTCAGGAGCTTCTGTTACTTTAGGTGCAGTTGCGTCAGCAACTTTAGGTAGTAAAGCAGTTGCAACTGGAGCTGTAATAGCACCAGTAGATGGAGCTGCACATTATTCTGTAGCAGCACGTACAGTTCACTTTGACGCAGTAGTTAGTGGAGCAGCAATTGGTGGACTTTTAAATTATGTATTTGGGTATGTTAAGTACCACGTAAATTACGAGTTAATTATTGCATAATAATAAATTATATTAAATTATTAAGGGGATAAACATTAGTTTATCCTCTTTTTTTCATATTTATAATAAAATTATATTATGGCAACATATACAGCAGATCAATTATCAGGAGAAGGAATATATAACCCTACACTTACAGCAGGGGTACAATATACCTTTGAATTAACTGTACCATTAACTTTAAGTGGTTCTGGTTATTTTACAATGCAAACTATTACTGATGATAATTCATATAGCGGTAAACCTACTAATGCCATTGGTGCCTATGCTGATTTAACTCTTATACCAACAGGTGGTTTAATTACATCTTCTTATGTTTCATCTGTAGTATGTACAAATAAATCAGGATCTAATACTATATATAAATTTACTCCAACCGTTACTGTAGCTTCAGCTACATCAAGAATGAGAAGTACTGGTGGTATTTCGCTAGAGCTTACATAGTAATTAAAGGTAATGCGCAGGTAGCTTGGATACCCGAGATAGCTTTCGTATATTTACGGGGTAAATAAGGCAATAAAGCCGGAAAACAAAATTAAAACAATAAAGGTTATGTTAAATTTAGAATCAAGTAAATTTTTAAATAAAAAAGAGTTAAGTGAAATCGCTCCAAGTATTTTCACAATGACACCTTCAAGTGAAGTTTCAGATAAATATACACACATTCCAACAGAAAAGGTAATTGATGATATGGAATTATTAGGTTGGAAACCAGTTGATGCTAAAGAAGTTAAAGCAAGAACTAAAAGCACACAAGGTGTTCAAAAACATATGATTGTTTTTAGAAATAATGATGTAGTTATTAATGGTGATGATGGAGATACAGTTTTCCCACAAATATTAATGACAAATTCTCATGATGGTAAAAATGCTTTTCAATTTACAGCAGGATTGTTCAGAATGATTTGTGAAAATGGGTTAGTAATTGCAGATACCGAATTTGAAGATATTAAAATGCGTCATATGGGTTATACATTTGAGGATTTACAGGATCTTATTAAAGATATGGTTGAAAAATTGCCTTTAACTGTTGATTCAATGAATAAAATGAAAGCTGTTGAATTAGAAGAAGAACAAATGTTTAATTTAGCAAAAGATTTATTAAATATTAGAGTTGATGGAACAGATAATACATACCCAGATGAAGCTATTGGAGAAGTATTAAATATCCAACGTAAGAAAGATGAAGGTAATGGATTATGGGAAGTATTTAATAGAATTCAAGAAAATATCATAGAAGGAAATTTTGAATATATTACTAAAGGTGGAAAAAAACGTCAAGCTAGAGTTATTAAAAACTTTAAGCAAGATATGGATGTAAATAAAAAGATGTTTAGTAAAGCTTTAGAATTAGTAGCATAATATGGAAAGAATAACATTAGAACAAGCAAAAGAATATATTGCTCTTAAAGACAATCATTCTAATAAGACCGTAGAAGCGGCAGAATATTTTACATTAACTCCCTCCCTTAAAAGAAAGGGTTGGGAAGATGTAACTTATTACACAGCAAAAAAACTTAATTTATTTGCAAATCGTGGTAAAGGAGATCAATGGGTTTATGTTTTAAAAAATAAAGCTACCCCAGGATTATTAAAAATAGGATATACAAAACTTGCACCAGATGAGCGAGCTAAACAGATTTCTAATGCGACAGGTGTGCCACTCCCATACGAAGTAGCATGGGCATACCGTTGTTTTAACGGCGAACTATTAGAAGGCGAAGTACATCATGCATTAAAAAAGTATCGCGTTAATAACCAAAGAGAATTTTTTCAAATTGAGTTAGAAGAAGTGAAAAAAACAGTAAAAGACATAGGTAAAAATTATAAATAATTAAAATTAAATAAAATGGATAAAGAAGAATTAGATAATAAAAAATCTGAATTAGTAAATGACTTAATGGCTACTATTACTATAATAGAAGACTATTGGAGATTTCACCCTGATAATGAAGAAGCTCAAGATGTTAGGGTAGAATATGCTAAACTTCAAGAAATGAAAAAAGACATTGAAAAAGAACTTGCAGAATTAGATAAAGAGTAATATTTATAATCAAAATAGATTATGTATATTTACAATGCTAAATGTGTTAAAGTAGTAGATGGTGATACTATTGATGCTACTATTGATTTAGGTTTTGATACCTGGAAGAAGATTAGGATTAGATTAGTTGGCATGAATGCCCCAGAATCAAGAACAAGAGATTTGGAAGAAAAAGCTAAGGGTTTAGCTGCTAAATCATTTTTAAAGGATCTTTTGGATGAACACCAAAATAATTTTATATTACACTCTCAAGGTGTAGGTAAATATGGTAGATGTTTAGGTAACATATTTTTGGGTGATCAAAATGTTAATGATTTAATGATAAATGAAGGTCATGCAGTAGCATACCATGGTGGTAAAAGATGATAGATAAAGATAAAATATTTGGGTTATTTAGTAAAAAGGAAGAAGAGGTTAAACCTACTTTTACCTTAAATATGGATGATCCATATACTAAAATAGGTATGTGTGTAAAACTAATACAAAATCATTATATATTTCATAGAAAACTTGAAAAATTTCTAAAATCAGAAAATCCTGATTATGATATAGAATCTACTAAAGAAGCATCTGAATTTACGGTTTATAATAGAGCATATAGTTATTTATCTAAAATAGATCCTAAGGATTCTAAACATATAAAAGTTATAAATTCATTTAACCAAAAATTGATTAAAAAATCACTAAACACACTTTTAAATTACTTCATTTCTACCGAAGAATATGAAAGATGTGCTCACATTCACAAACTTCAAGAGAAAATTGCAAAATAACTTGGATACCCAAAATACCTTATGTACCTTAGATGTACAGGTTTAGTAAAAAATAGGGAATTGAAACAAAGGCACCCAGGGGATAGAAAAATAATAAACATTAATAATAAATAATTTAATATGGCACTCAGAAATAAGGAATTAATCCTTAAAAAATTAGAACAAATCGAAGACAAATTTACAGTACTAGAAATGTGTGTAAAGATGAATCACTCACACGAGGATTTTTTCAAAAATACAGAAAAAGGTAAGGAACTTGTAAAAGAAATAGAAACTTATATAGATAACGAACAATAAAAATTAAAAGGTTATGAAATTGACAGCAGAACAATTACAATCAAATTGGGTTGAGTTTAATAGTAATATTGAACAGTATATTACGGGTGATCGTAAACAAAAATTACTAGACTTCTATAAAAAATATGAAGAACGTATTATACTAATGCCAGCATCACATAAAAAAGAATATCATTCAGCATTTCCAGGTGGATATGTTGATCATGTTAACCGAGTAGTTAAGGCAGCATTATCAATGTCTGATGTATGGAAAGGATTTGGTTGTGATATGACTACATTTACTCAAGAAGAATTAGTATTTTCTGCTATTAATCATGATTTAGGTAAAATGGGCGATTCAGAACATGAATCATATATACCTCAAACAGATCAATGGAGAAGAGATAAGTTAGGTGAAGATTATATGTTTAACAAAAAATTATCATTTGCCTCAGTACCAGATAGAGGATTATTTTTACTTCAAGAGCATGGTATTACATATACATTTAATGAAATGGTAGCAATTCAGACACATGATGGTTTATATGATGATGCAAATGTAAAATATTTAAAAACTTACATGCCAGAACAAAAACCTCGTACATCTTTACCATATATTTTACATCAAGCTGATATGATGGCTGCACGAATTGAGTTTGAAATAGAATGGCTTCCAAAATTTACACAAAATAACTTGGATAAGCCAAAAAAGAATTATACATTGTCGTCAAATAAAAAATCTAACCCAAAATCAAAAGCTTTAAATACAATAAAAAGCGCAGGGTTAAAAAATATGTTAGACAATTTATAATATGACAACAATAGCAATAATAATAATTTCAATATTATCCCTATTAACTTTAGTTTTAGGGTATACAACGTTTAATCTATTACGTAAGGTTGAAAAATCAGAAGATATTATTGTTAAATATGATAAATACATAACAGAATTTAGTAAACAATTAGAAGCATCAGATAAACGCCTTAATGAAATAGACATGAAAGGAATGTTTAAAAGTGATGATGAAATTGGTTGGTTTTTTGAACAAATAAAGGTACTACAAAATGGAATATCAGAATTCAAAAACAGCTAATGGCAAAAAAAAGAAGAAAGAAGAGTAAAAATTATTTTACTCAAGATACGGAGAATGCTATAGTACTCTACAACAATACAGAAGATTTTAAATTAAGATCCACAATTTATCAAAACGAAATTCATTATGCGTTTTTTAAATTAACAGAAAATATTATTCATACCTTTAAATTTTACCATACAGAAGTAAGTAATTTAGAGCATTTACAACATGAAATAATAACCTTTTTATTATCAAAAATACATTTATTTGATCCCACAAAAGGAGCTAAAGCCTACTCTTATTTTGGTACTATTGTTAAAAGATGGTTAATATTATATAATACTAAAAATTATAATAAAAAAATAAAGAAAGTACCTGTTGATAATTTAACTAAAGATGGCTCAGGATATACTTACGATATGGATTCAGGTAAATTACAAGATGATTTAAGTAAATACATAGATTTATTTGTTGCTCATACTAGTGAAAATATATATGAGTTATTTCCTAAGAAAAACGATGCTCAAATAGCAGATGCTATACTAGAATTATTTAGAAAAAGAGAAACAATAGAAGTATTTAATAAAAAAGCACTTTATATATACATCAGAGAGATGGTAGATGTAAAGACTCCAAAAATAACTAAAATAGCAGATAAATTACATAATATATTTAAAAGTAAATATGTATTTTATTTAGAAAATGGTTGGGTTAAATTCTAAATCCTTTTTTCATTAATATTTATCATAAAACATTATGAGTAAATTAGATAACCTTATATTTGGTAAGAAAAAATTCTCAGATATATTAAGTGAGATATACGATAACCAAAAGAAAAAAGAAAAACAAATAACAGGATTAATTTCAGAATTAAAACCTTTAATCTCTGATATTGGGGATGCTACTCTTATAGTACCATTAATAAAAGATTATATGGAAATTGGCGTTAGAAACGATGAACAATTAATTAAAATGGCAACTATAGTGCAGCGTGTAGTTAGTAATAGTAATAATGAAGATTCATTAGGTATTACAGATGAAGAAAAACAAGAATTAATGGCTGAATTAGATAAGTTAAATACTAATTACGAAGAAAAAAATGGGGATATTTAAAAGAGGCTTTGCAGGATTAAATGAAAATAATAATCCAGCTAATTTAGCAGAAAATTTATCAAATGAAATATCAAGTTTATCTGAAAAGATTATTTTTGCTAGAGTAAAGGATATTGTTTTAGATAATAAACACCCTAAATTTCTTACTTATGGTAGTTGGAATGGTTTAGGTACTATAGATTTTGAATTTGTAGATAAATTAAACGCAGATACCCCACAATCATCAGTAGCAATTCCTTTAATAGCATCAAATAAAAATTATCCTTTAGTAAATGAAATAGTAGTATTATTTTTATTAGTTAGAAAACTTCCTACTGGAGGAAATAATTATTCTAAATCTTATTATTATTTAAATCCTGTAAATATTTGGAATCATCCCCACCAAAATGCACTTCCAAAAGTAAATATACCTAACAATAATGAAGAAAGTGATATTACATATGAATCCATAGAAGATGGATCTAATGTTTCAAAAGTAGATAGTACTAATAGCACAGTTTCATTAAATGGGCTTAATCCTAGTGGTGGAGTTTTTATAGATAATGGTGCAAATGTTAGACCCTTATTACCTTTTGTTGGGGATGTTATAACTGAAGGTAGATTTGGTAATAGTATAAGATTAGGAAGCACAGTAAAATCACAAGGATCACCACTTTATCAAAATAATTGGTCAACTGGGTCAATTTCCCCTTTAGGTTCACCTATAACTATTTTAAGAAATGGTCAACCAACAAGTGGAAGTGCAGGATGGATTCCTTTAATTGAAAATGTAAATGAAGATCCATCATCAATATATTTAACATCAACACAAACAATTCCTATTCTAAATTCTAGTGAAATTTATGATTCATTAAAAACCGCTCCAACATTACCTCGAGTATATAATAAAAATCAAATTATTCTATCATCAGGTAGATTAGTATTTAATTCTTCTATTGATAGTATTTTATTAAGTAGTATTAAAGATATTTCTTTATCATCTGAAAATGAAATAGGAATGGATAGTAAAAAAGCGATTACTTTTTCGTCTAATAAAGTAAATTTAGGTAGTAAAAATGCAACTGAAGCTGTAATAAAAGGAACTTCTTTTATGGAACAATTTGAAATCTTAGTACAGCAATTAGAAAATATAACAGAAGCTTTAACAACTGCAAAAGTATGGGATGAAGGAGTATCTGCTCCTGATCCTGTAATAGTTCCTATAGCTACTAATGCCGCTGACAAAATTAAAGATTTAAAGAAAATGTTACAAGATCCAACCACAAATCCTTTACTTTCACAAATAACTAGAACAATATAATGGGAAGATATGGGGAAGATACAGTTTATGTTTTAATTAATGGGTGGAAATATCAATATTATCCACATCCCGTTAAAGCAAAAGGAGTATTATTAACTCCTGAAGGTGAAATATTTCATGTAGAAGTAACTTCTGGTACTGTAACTGAATTATTTAATTTAGTCTTAATAAATAGTGAGGATAACATAAAATTAAAATTACAAACATTCCCAGAATTTTTTGGAGGTGTACAAGGTTTTAAATCTATATACGATAATAATGAATTATGGGGAAATAATGTTTTTGATCCTAGTGTTGTTATTGAAGTAACAGGACCTCAACCCCCAACTATAAATGAAATTAAATATACTATAACTGGTAGAGTTGGAGAAAAAGAAACTGAAGTTCCATTAGAAAAAGTTGAAATAAAATATTATGATTATGCTTTTACTACTGATGATCAAGGAGTTAAAATTCCAACACCTGAGGGAGTTGAAAGAAAAATATATACTGATGTAGAGGGTAAATATACAATTGATATAATATTACCTATAAATGGTGAAACTAATGAAGTAATA